GGCTTCCGTTGCTCTCCATAAAAAACGCTCTGAGTGTTTATCTCTAGTACGCCGTTGTTTTCGCGCTCTTTGCGTACTCGATACGCTTGGCCGCGCCGCGCATTGCATGGCTTGCAGGCCGGCACCAGGTTGTTGATGTCGTTGGTCCCGCCGGCGTCGCTTTCAATGAGGTGGTCTGCTTCGGTTGCTCGCGCTATTCCACACCAGTGGCATGCTGGTTCATCGGCCAGTAGTTTGGCTCTGTTGCGCTTGAACTCGCTGGTGGCTCGTTGTTTGCCGTTGTGTGTTGTTGTCATGTTTGTTTCTCCCGCGCTATCGCTTGGCTAACGCGCCACTGCGTGGCTTGTTGTCTGGCTTGTTGTCGAGTCTTGTGCACTACGTCCCCCCACACTTCCAGCAAGTAGCTGAGGCTGCCGGCTGTTTCATAGTTGAGGACGGACACCATACGTATTTGTGACGTTTAGACGCTGCACACCAGTTCATAGACATGGCGCTCTACCCACGTTTCCGTGTGTTACCAGCACAGTGCAAACCCGTACGTGGCCATGAGTGTTATTCAGTTGTGCCGGCATGGCTAAGTGTTGGCGTCGGCGTGTATGTCTGCTAGACGCGCTTCTAAGCCCCACATGTCTTGCTTTAAGGCGTTGCCTTGCTGGGGCTGGTGTTCTAGTTCTTCGATGATTAGGTCGGCTTGGACGTCGGCAAGGCGGCTGAACAATGCGCGCAGCTCTAAACGGTCGGCTTCAGTTAAACGGCTCATTGGTAATCAGGCCTTTCCCATTCGGTTACTTGTGCTGTGTAAATAGTTGGGTGCATTAAGAGTGACATGTCGTTTAGTTGTTCGCATGTTAGATATATCGAGTTTTCATACTGTGGGGTGCCGTGCATTTTTATTTCGTAGCCCGTGGCCCAGCCGTGTATTAGTACTCTGTTGTTTTTGACTTGGGCGAGTATAAATACGTGGTTTTCGTCGTCGCCTTTACGTATGCGCAAATTAGGGTTTGGGTACTCTGTGCTGCGCACCTGGTAACTCAATACGTCAAAACCGCCGCGGTCATTCTCTAGGTCTAACCAATGCTCACCTAATGACTTGGCTACTGCGTACTCGCCTATAACGCCTGTTACGTGTGACTGCCACCAATGTTGCTTTTCATACGCAACGGTGCTCTGGCGTGGTTTGCGGTCCTTTTGCATGGCGCGTATGTTTCGGCGCGCACCACTAATCGCGCAATACTCTAATTCCTCGTAATCAAGTGTTACCAGTACTTTGCTCATATGTCACTCAGTCGCGCAATAACTGCGTCTAAGTCTTTTGGGTACCAGCAGTAACACTCGTAGTCTGCTTCGAGTAGGTACCGTTGCCAACGCAGCTGCGCGTCGCTTTGTTTGTTACGGCCGGCTTTAAGTTCTGCGAACACTAGGCCGCCAGTGGGGTGACTGAGCACTAAGTCTGGGAACCCTGCGTCGCCTTGAAAGTGTGTTGCCCAACGTTCGCCAACTTGTGCCGGCTTGGCGTGGTAAATCAACCAACCGCGCAACTTGGCTACCGCGCACACTTGCTTCAAGAATGCGGCCTCGGTCATGCCGGCGTAGTTATTCGGCATCGCCGCGCCCAATAAATATGGCTTCTAGTAGTTCTGCTTGGCGTTTCCAAAACTTAAGTTCTGATGCCATTTCCTCGTACTGGTTTATGATTATGTTGAGTTCGCGCCTCAGGCTTTCGCATTGTTCGCGTGAGTCGTACAGCATGCTCGAGTACGCCCAAAGTGCTTGCTCAGCCGGCATCTGGTCAACGTTGCTCATCACATACCGCATCTCTGTAACGGGTTACTGCTTCTTCCGCGCTGCATTCTCGGGTTCTTTCGTGCCCGCAATGCCAGCAAAAGTTAATACAAACCTGCTGGTAAAGGTCGTCGGCTATTTCTCGCCATTTGTCCGCGCTCATCATTTAACCTTTGGTATCGGTTTGATGTTTAAGAACATGTCTTTTGCCTCTGAGTAAGTCATGGGTGTTTCAGGGTCAAAATCTAGCCCACGTTCTGCGCACATTTGGGTAAGCATTTTTATTTGGTTTGGGGTCGCGCCGCCACCGTTGGCAGGCTGGGTATGTTCGCGTGGTGCGGTTTGGCTTGCCTGTGTTTGTTCGCGTGCCGATAATCGAGCCTCACCTATTTGCTTAGACCGTGGCCCCATAACTGAAGTTGGCGTTTCGCGTGGGCTGTCAAGCACTGGGGTTGGTCGCGCAATGCTCACTACCTTGGTGCGGTCCTCTGCTGCCTCTTGACGCCCGAGTAACTCGTTGCTGCTTGCTATTGACTTGTCAATACCCAGGCCCATGTAGCCCAACGCGCGCCCCAAAACGCTGGTGGCCCCATTCATTTGCTCAGCATTTCTAGTGAAACTGGTTTTACCTGGATACGGCTCAAAGACATAAGCGGTTACGGGTATCGGGTCATCTGGGTCACGGCTCACAGTGACCGAGCATTCAATAAACAACTGGTCGCCCACTTGGGTTATCTCTGGTCGGTGCTCGACAATGCGCAGCTGCGGGTAAAGCGCTAAGGCTTGCTTAAGACGTGTCTTTACGTCTACGTACTCGGAAAGGTCAAAAGCCATTACTCGTACCTGCCGCTTTCGTCATAGTTTTGTATCCAGTCAGCGGCCCACAATGTCACCAAGCCAAAAACTGTCATAACGCCTACAAATGCAAAAATGCCTGCAATGGTTCTCACTTTTTACCTCGCAATGCGTTGTCTATTGCGATGAGCAGTTGGTCGGTTTCGCCACCAAGTTGCGTATGCCCGAGGTCGTGCAGTTCTTGCACAATGTCGTCAAGGCGGTCAATGATGCTCTGCTGTTTTGGTTCAAGACTGCTGGGGTGTTCTAGCCGGCCGATGGCTTGGCGTAGGTCCTCGCATAATGCTGCGTCGTCCATTGCGTAGCTGTAAGCGTGTGCGCGCAGGTTTCGTATGAGCACGTCTGTTGCTTTGGGTCGAGTGTTCGCCCACAAGTTTGCTAGTGCTTGGTCTAAATGGTCAGTCGGGTTTACCATGATTGCTCTTTTCTAGTCGGGTTGAAAATAACTAACGGGTGTACGGTACCACAATTTTTGGCGCGCTGTTGCCTTTCCATGGTGCCCAACCGTGACGCTTAAATAGGGCTAGAGCGGCTTTAAGGTTTTTGCGTGGTGACCAAAGTTCAGTCATGGCTTTACGCACAATGCCAGACTCGACAAGAAACCGTTTATTGCTGCCGTTAATTTGCATGAGGCCGTAACTGCCGGTGTATGGGTCGCGCTGGTTCCATGCCCGCGCAAAGCCTTTTGACTCGCGCTTACATATTTGCATGAGGCGTGGTATTTCGCGTTTATGCCAGCCGACCTCTAGGGCTAAAGCGGTGTAGAGCTTGCAGTCGGGTTCTACCGCTGCTTGTGTTTGTGTTGCCGGCACTAAGAGTGCAGCTGTGGCGAGTACGCCAAGTAGTCGTTTCATGGTTTCTGCCTTTCGTCGGGATAGGTAAAAACCCTAATGGGCTTATTAAGTGTTTGCGCGTCTTTTGGCTAAAAGCCTTATGGTGTAACGGTTTCTGTGGGTGGTGCCCACACGTTGCCTAGCACATATTCCCAATGCCATGACTCGAAGCCTGGCTTGCTTGGGTCGCCTGTGCCGATGTACCAGCCAAAACGATTGGCGTTTTTGACTAGCCACTGAAATGTTTTGCCGGACGCGTTAGCAAAATCTACAGCGAGGCCCCAGCCGTGGTTTGAGCCTTTAACGCCTGTTGGGTCGGGTGCCGCGCATGGTGCCATACCCTTTTTCAGGTACCACGTTTTGCCCTCAAAGGTGCGTGTAATGCCTCTGGTGTCGTCTGTGGGTTTCGGTGAGTAACGCTGCATGAACGCGTTGTATTGAATGCTGTAGGGCCTGTAGGTGTCAACTGTAGATGTTGGTTTAAGTGTGATGCCGTCAGCCTTAGCGGCGTTCAGCATGTGTTTGTAGCTGCGTACCGCGCTCTTGTGTAGTTTGCCGCCTGGCACTGGTCCTAGCAGCTCATCGGGCAGTTGCCCGTTTTTGTGGCCGGCTAGGTCTTTGGGCATTTTGATTTTCATTGTGGTGTACATGTCAGTTTGTCCAGTCGAGTACGCGCAAGTCCTCGGTTGCAGACTCAACGATTGCATATATGGTTTCGCCGGCTGGTACGAAAAAGGCTGTTGGGGCGGTGTGTTTTTCTGTCGAGGTGCCGTTGGCAATGGTTACGTCTGAGCCGCCTAGGTAGACAATGCCGTTGCCGATGACGTGGGTGTATATTTCGCGGTTGTAGTTTTTGGCTGGCACCACTATTTGTGCGGTGGTGGTCACGGTGTATTTACTGCTTTTCATCGGTTCCCTCTTGGTCGTCTGGTATGCCGTTGTTGTTTGCGTCTATCTTGTTGGCGCTGGCTATCATCACGCCGCTCAATGTGCCTGTCAGAAACATGACAACTGGCGACATGAGCTTAAAAAACTCTGAGTCTACGGGTGAAAGCTCAGAGCCTTGGTAAACGAACAGTAAGCCAAACAACATGAAGCCCATAGTCAGGGCAAGAATGCCGGCGAGGACTAGCCCGACAATGAAACGTAGTCGAGCGTTCAACTCGTTAGGCGTGTAGCGGTCGCCTTTTAGCATGCTTTTGCCTCTGTTGGCAGTGTTTCTGAGGTTACTCTTGACGCGCTTAAAGCCTTGTTTTTAGTTATTGGGCAGGGCCGTTCCTCGATGCGGTTCTGGCATGCGATAAGGATTGACGCAAACAAAAGCGCCACAAAACTAACCCGCCAAATCATTGAACGCTTCTATTTCTGCTAGTTCTTCTGGGGTCATGTCGCGGTCGTATTCTTCGCCTGTTTCAATGTTGTGTACGTGTACTTGTGGTGTTGTCATTTTTAAGCCTTTCGGTATCCGTAAAGAGTCATCGTTCCCGACATTGTGACGGCGGTTGCGGTCGTTACCTCAAAACCTGTCATTTGTGTCGTTGCTATGTTTCTTCCACCAAAAACTGTTATGCGACCGTCAACGGCAGAAACTCCGACAGTCGCTAATTGTGAACCGTAACTTGAATATGTTGGTGCTTGTGGGCTGAAAATGTCAACACAGAAAGTGCTCGGGTATGTGGGAAATACTGCGCCAAATTGCCCATATTGGTCGGCTCGACCGCCAGCGTTGAAAGTGCCAGCGGAATAAACAATGTACATATCTTGACTAATCATGTTGCCAGTCTGAACGGTTGTACCTACAAGCCAGCGCATATACAAAGCGTTTCCGGCTGAACCTGTCACAGAAAAGACGGCACGATAATTTGTATATGTATCTGTAAACGCCCCAATAAACTGAGTAGTTGAATTAGCCAATGTTGTAGTGCTGATGTAGACAAGCCCGCTGTTTGATAGATACGTGTTTGTGTCTGAAGCGGTCAACACTTCGCCAGTAGTAAAAGTTTTAATTGCCATTAGTACCCCAATTTGTTTGAGTTAAGTTTGCCATAAAATAAATCGTCAAGTATTAAATATTGGTTTAAGTCTGCGCCAGATAAATAGAAAGTGAACCTTGCGCCGGCTGGTGTTGCAGACATTGTTACGCCTTCAATAATGCATTGGTAAATAGTGCCGCGAAACTCAACGCGGGTACGTACGCCGGGTGTGCGCGCAAAACTCTGGGTGACGCCAGCAAACTTGTCTAAAAGCATGTCTAGCGTTTGTGCTTCAGCAATGCAAGAAACCGAGCTTATGGCCAGTTCTGGTGTCGAATAGTTGGCTAATAGATAGTTTGCAAAATCTAGGGCTTGGCCTGTTGTCGCGTTGTTTGTGTTAACAACGTATGTGCGTAGCGGGTTTGTAGCCCCAGAAAGCGTAACAGTTTGTGTTGCTAAGCCGTCAGGGTCAACAGATACTTGGGTGTAGTAGTTGTCTGCGTAACCCTCAAATGTTATTTCGTCGTAACTTGCTGTCACTTCGGGCTGTGGCCTGACGTCACTAAAATAGTTTTGAGTCGTGTATAACTCAAAAGGGCTAACAAGCGTTATATCAAAAAGGCTGTTGTCTTTTGTGTTCCACATTCTAGCGTTTGCCGATAAAGCAGTTTTTGCTAACCAGTCTGCCCAAGTACCGTTAATTGTTGCAGCTGCGCCGGCTTGTGATGATGAGCCTAACCAGCCGATAGCGAGCCCTGTTTGTGTGCCGGCTGTAGTTAATTGTGTTGCTAATGTGCCAGCGGCCATTGAGTAATCGTTGCCGGCCATACGGCCAAGAGAGGCAAAACTGCCCTCAACTGAGATAGTTAAGTAGTCTGCGTTGCCAACGTTAGACGCGTAAGGTATCCCGTATTTTACGGTAATGTCAGAAATACGCCCAACCCACAGCAAGTACGCCGCTGCTGGGTTTGTGTTGTTCATAATCTTTATGTATGTGCCCTGCACAAGTTGAGCAATGGGCGACGCGTAACCAGACGGGTACCTAATTTCTATGGTGCCTGTGTTTGCGCGCAGTTGGTCTAGTTGGGCTTGTACGCCTATAGACAAGTAGATACTCTGCACGTTGGTGAGCGCCGTGTAGTTAACGCTGTCTGTCGAGTACGAGACGCTGTAACTTTGTAAACCTAATGTCATTAGTAAATGTTGCTTACTCTGATAGGCACGCTGCCGTTGGTGCGCATGTAGCTGCGTAGCGCGCTTACTACTGCGTTAGGGTCGCCGCCTTGTACGTTTATAGTTACGTTGCTGGTGCTTACTCGGCTGCCGTTCATGTTTGGTTCTGCGTTAATGCTGCCAAGTACCGGGCCAAAAGGGTTATATGTAGGCGCTGGGGCAGAGCCGCCTTGCAAGACTGGGCCTAGTTGAGCGTCTAACTGCTCACCAATAAGCCCCACACTTGCTGGGTCTACAGCAAATTTTAGCAAAAACTCGGTATTCGCAATAACACTGTTGACGCCTTCTACAATTTTTTGGGCTTGGTCAATACCAGACTTGTACCACTTGTCTGCCGTTAGTTTGGCGATGCGGTCTGCAGCTGCGTTAATTGTGTCAGAGATACCTACGAGCCGGTCAATGGACGCTTTACCGCCGGCAAGTAATCCTTTGATTATCTCTAGCCCTACGTCTGCCCCAGAGTCAAGGATTGACTGCAATAACGCTGGGTCGTCTAAACCAGCAGCAATAAGTTGCTCTATGCCGGTGGCAAGTTCGCCAGCCTTGGCGGCTTGCTCATCGAGCACGCCAAAGAATGACTTCGCGCCCTCGCTGTCTGCTGCCGTGGTCCATGCGTCGCCCACATTAAATATGCCGCGCACAACGTTTGCGGTGGCGTTGTAGAAGTTGTTGTAGTTGTCTGTGGCCTTGGTCAGTTGCTCATTGGCGCGCATGAGCGCTGGGGCGAACTTGTCTTTAACCACTTGTACTGCGTTGTCGTATGCCTCTTTGAGAGTGCGTACTGCCTCGGCGTGCTTTTCGGTGGCCGCTGCGGCGCGTTTAGCGGCTGCTGAAGCCTTATCTGTGCTAGCGGTGCTCTTGGCTATTTCAAGGTTTGCGAGGCGTTGTTGTTCAATGTCTACGGCTTTTTGGTAGTTGGCGCGTTTCTGGTCTTGGTCAAGTTGCAGCAGGGTGTCGGACCATGCGCGAGTGTTTGTGTATGCCGTCGCAAGCGATTCATTAAGTTTGTCGGTGTCGGTTTTTAGTTTGCCGATGTTGACGTTAAGACCAACTATTTTGCCGCCGAGGTTGAGAATGCTTGAACCAAGATTGACGGCGTTAACGCCGGTCTGTTTCATGTTTTCGGCAAAGCTCTTAGAGTCGCTGGTGTTCTTTTTGAGTGCGTCGCTTAGCGCTGTGGCTGGGTCTATGAACCGACGTAGTTTGCCGCCGAGTTCGCTGATAACGCCGCCTAGTCCGCGGTCGTCCATTATCCGTATGAGTTTGTCTACGTAGTCAAGTAGTTGCCCAAGTTTTGGTAGCACTCGATAGCCGATGGCTTCTACCATTTCGTCAAAACGTACTTTGAGTATTTGTAGACGGCCAGAGTATGTGCTTGCGTTTGCTGCTGCCGCGCCACCAAATTGCATGGTAAGTGCCTCTTGTGCAGCTTTAAAGTCTTTGGTTTTGATTATGTTCTCATCGAGCGGTACGCCCAACTTTTTGAGTGCCGTAAAGTTGCCGTCGTAAGCCTTGCCAATAGCGGTACTGACGGCTGTTAAATCTTTGCCGGTTGCAGCTGACGCGTCGAGCGAAAGGGTAAGCAACTCTTGAGCCTTGGCGGCATCGCCCGTGAACCTGACCAAACCGGCAAGAGCGGGTCTCAGTTGGTCATCGGCCACGCCAGTTGCTAACTGGGTTTGGTCAACGAAATCGGCAACGCTGTCTACTAAAGCCTGGTTAGGTCCGAGGGTTGCGCGCAACTGTGTTTCTAAAAGTTTGCTGCTGCGCTCGTCCTCCATAGCGGCTTTTGCTGCCAAGACAAGACCGCCAGCAAGCGCGCTGACCGCGCCAGCAGCCGGCACCATGGCTTGTTTAAGTAGGAACCCAGACTTAGCGCCAAAACCTTGCAGACTCGCAAACTCTTTTTTGGCGGAGTCAAACCCTTTAGTGTTCAGGCTTGAAATGATGGGGATATTAATTGCCATTTAGCGCGTCCTAGTTTGTACAAGATTACGGTTAACAATAGTCATAACGCGTTCAACTATCTTGCCTACCTCGTCCTCAACGGCGGGTAGCACGCTCATGGCTGCTGGTTCTAGAGCGCGTGGTGCAGCTGCTGGCCCGACGTGCTCGCCCTCAGCCAAAAGGTTAGTGACAAACTGGCCGCCGCCTCGAATGCCTGCATGGTCCCAGATAGCGCCCGCAGCGTCACGTTGCTGTAGAACCAATAACTGGTATTGCGTCGCCTTAAAATCGGCTGTACGGCCGTTAGAGAACGTCACAGTACGCGCACGCTGGCTACGTTTGCCAACAACGGTACGAATGCCAGCGACAACACGGGTGCGTGACCAGCCCGTGCCGTCGCGGCCCTTAATCATGTTGCCGTTAACCATGCGCGACAATGGCGTTTTAACAGGGATAAACGAGCGCGCAGCATTGACAAGTCGAGTACCCGCACCAGCCTGAATGTCTTTAGTTATCTGCCGGCGTAACGTGCGGTCTACTTTGTTTATTTCAGCTAGTGCCTCTTGAATGCCATAGACCTGGTAACTAGCGCTGGTGGGCATTTTGTTTGCGCTGCCTTTCAAGTATGTCTATGACGGTGGCGAGGTCTGGTAACTCAAAGTCTACACTTGGGGGCCACCAGCCCGTGTGCAATAGCAGTTCTGCTAGTTGTCGCCGGACGGTGCCGGCTCTGTAAAAGTTGCTGGCTCGCTGTCTACGACTTCTAGCAGCTCAATGGTGTTAATGAATGCGTCGAGTGTGGCGGGTACCACGATGTTTGCGCGTTGGCTTGCTTCCCATGCCATAAAGGCTAGGTCTTCCATGCCTACGCCTGCGCCTAGGTCACTGGCGCGACGCTTAAAGCGCCTTTCCCATGCGACAATGACCGCGAGGCTAGTGACGACCTCGTAGGCGTTTTCGTTTTGGCGTTGAACTTTGAGCCGTAATTGCATGTCGGGCTACCTTTCGGGTTTGGGTTTGGTTATGCGCCGGTGGAAACGCTGTAAACGCCACCAGTAAAAGTGATGTCAATTGAATCAAGCGCGCCGAGTTGGCCGTTAACAAGTGGCAACGTTTCAAGATACGCACCGGTGAGGGTGTGTTCTGGGTTTGTTGCTGAGGTGGTGCCGGTGCTTGGCTTCACTTTGACGGTGGTTTGTGTACCGACAAGAGCTGACAAAGTGGCGTATGTTTCGGTCGCTGCGTAAGAGTTGTACAGCGTGACGGTCAACGAGTTGTTAGACAGGCCGTTTGTGTAAACGCGTGATGTGGAACCAAAAGCGGTGGACTCTAACGCCTCGATGACGCGTGTAAACACTGCGCTGGTTACTTGGTCGGTTAGGTCTACCGCGTTGATGGTTACGATTGGGTTTGAGAGATAGGTGCTAGTTGCCATGGTGTTTAGTCCTCGCTTGGTTCTTGTTCTGTTTTAGCAGGTTTTGGGTCGGTTTTGGTGGACGTTTCGGCAAGGAAACCGCCAGCGATAAGCGCTAACACGTTAACGCCGTCTTTTTCAGCTGCCGCAGCGTCAAAGAAATCGCCAATTTTGCCTAAACGTTCGCTTGAAATCTTAAACATAGTTAGCCTTTCAC